CTTCTTAGGTTGTGCCACAAACTGCTTGCCTTTGCGAGTACCTTCGCGCTTGGCACGGCTCGTGGCCGCATATTCGGCAGGGCTCAGCGCTTCACGCGCGCCCTTGGGCAGGTAGCGTTCGCCCGTGGCCTTCGAACCCTGCGTCGAGGGCTTTCCGCTTCGGGTGCCCCACTCCTCGTCAGTCCACTTTTTCAGGCTTTTCTGCGGGGCTTTCATTTCTTGGCCTTTAGCTGCGCGTACTTCTGGGCGTCGGTTAGTTTATTAGCCATCATCTTCACCGTAACAACCAAATGCTTCCAGATACTCCAGCGCCGAAGCGAGAACGGTTGGGCTATCTTTGAACATGCCTAGGGCGCGGTTACATTGCTTGCACAAAACCCCCCGGAACTCGCCTGTGTCGTGGTTGTGGTCTATTGCACTATCTATCAAGACCACTTCCTCCTTGCAGATCGCGCAGCAGCCCTCTTGGCGCTCGTAACAATCGACCAACTGCTCCGGGGTAATTCCCCGCCGGGAACACCGTTTCGCCAGAGTCCACGGGTCTTTTTCCCGATACTCTTTGACTCTGCCGGGGTTTTCGACAGTCCACTGGCGATGGGCGTCATACATGCAAGTATTGCAGCGGCTCTTGAGTAAGTGACTCTGCTGCCCACCGCGACTACGATAGGCCGACAGCGGCTTTGTTTGCCCACAGTAAGTGCAGGTCTTAGTCGCGATACCCACCCCCAGCCTCCTTATACTTTTTAGCGAGCATTTGGCTTTTTCTCGCACTCCACTGGCCCGGAGACCCGCCCTTGCCGCCAGCCTTAATGCTCTCGAAGAGCGACTTCCGCATGGACGGCTTGGTGTAGTTCCCAGCCTCGTTGACACGGGACTTCGGCTTCTTGCTGCCGGGGGTCGAGACCTGTTTGGACATACCAGAGCGATTCATGTCAGCAGTTCCATGCACGAAGGGATTTGTTGATGCGGCTGTTCGGATCGTTGCGAGTCTTCTCGCTCGTCAGCTTTTTCTTCATCCCACTCATCCTCGAGCAAAAGCTCTTGCGACGGGCCGCATCCTTGTCTGTCTTCGGGTTTGGAGCCGGGGGCTTCAGGTTCATGCCTTGGGCTTTCGCCGAAGCTCGGCCCTTGGCGTTGAGACCGCCCTTGGGGTCCTTCCCGGCTTTGCGGGTCCATGCGGGAGTTTTAGCCATTATCCTCGCCCCTCTTTTGTGATCGGGCCGCCGACCAGCCACGCGTCGCAGGTGCGGCTTCCGGCGCATTTGAAGTGGAAGAGCTGGCAGTATCCGAGGTTGGAGGCTTCGGCCACCGACTTGGCGTCAGCCATTTCAAACTCTTCGTCTCCTGCCATTCCCGCAGAGATACACTCGAGCATCTTCGGGGTCTGGATGAAGGCGGCGCAGTTGCCGCAGCGGGAGGCTTTTGCCTCCTCCGGTGTTACGTTCCAAAGGTCTGCCAGCCGTCTCCAAAACTTGTCGTTTGGAATTTCGGGGTTCATCGGGCCGTAGCCGTAGTCCTCGATGGCGTGGTTCCGGTTCTTCAGGTTGACATGCACGTCCTTCGTGGCCGTCGGGCAGGCCTCCCCGTCGCGGTAAGCCGCGACGAGTGCCGATCCACGAGAGGCTGTCGGACGGCGGGCCATTACTCAGCCTCCCTCACAAGAACGATCTGGAAGTACGAGGAGACATCGTTGTTGCTGCCTGAGCCTTTGGCAGTTGCCGTGATGCACTCGCCGGGCAGGACTTTGACGGGATAGGCAAAGTCGTAGTCAGAGGTCCCGTTGCCAATCGTTGTGATGGCAGCAGTCCGAACTATGCCGTCCTGACCGCGCTGCTTGAGGCGGGCCGTGATATACTGGTTGTTGTTGGAGGTGCCGCAGGTAATGCTACCGTGGGTGAGGTACCCGACGTAGCCCGTCGGGCATGTCCAGTGGCCAACTAAAGCGAGGTTGTCACCAATTCCCATGGCGCTGTAGGTGACTGCAGGAACACCAGAAGTGACCGTACCGGTTCCAACGTAGATTATCCCAGCGTTGACCCCGCCAGAACCTACGGACACGACAGTCACGCGCTCTATTGCGTCATACTGGTGGATAGTGGTTACGGCAGTCTGACCGTTTAGGACAACGGTCTCCGAGACGTATCCGCCTGTGCCGTTGATGCCAAGGATGACGACGCTGCGGGCTCCCGTTCCGGCGGATGTGTCGTCAGCGCTCGAAGAGCTGACAGTCATCAAGGTTGGAGAAGCCGGGTGCCCCAGAAGCCCCGTCGTCGGCCAGATTGTTACCTCTGCCGTGTCTACGTCCGGGTTATGCCCAAAGATGTGAACAACGCTGTGGCCCGTGATCTGGCCCCGGCCGACCTGAAGCTCAAATGGCTCGGTTGCTCCGAACCGAGAGATGGAGGAGAGTTCCCGAGCCATTTGTACCCCTTAGGACCAAAAGAGTGTAGCGGACGTCAGGTTCGTAGCGGCGGACACGAACATGTCGGACTGGAAGAGGACACCCTCTTCCGGGATATAGACGTTGTGCGTGGAACTTGCCACGAGGTCTACATCAACAAGAGTGCTGCCGCCGTTCCCGTCGGTGAGCGTCAGGCGACCTGCGCCATCCGCAGTAGTGGTAGCGACAATCAGGCGAAGGCGGGAGCGCCCAACATTGAGCGCTCCTGTCCCCGTGACCCGCTTTGACTTAGTATCAGAACCGGCCATGAGGGCCTCCTATTAGGCGTCGTAGCCAAAGATTTCGATCAGCAAACGACCTGCGGTGTAGGCCGCGTTCGCCGTGCCGTTGCCGACAAGGTAGAGGTACTGGTTGGCAGCGATGTCGGTGCCAAAGACAGCCGACCCCAAAGCCAAAGTGCCGGAGTTGATGATCTGGGTTTCGGTCAAAGTCGAGATCGCGACGTCCTCAACGCCCGTGCCTTCGGTGGCCGAGTACAGGTCGATGTCAGTGTCGCCGCCAGCCGGGAGCTCATAGCAGGTCATGCGAACGCCGAAGACAGTGCCGTTATTGGCAGTCGTGATCCGAGCAATGTAAGCCACGCCCGCACCGTTAGTACCAATGATGTCGCCAGCCGTACCGCCAGACTGCAGGCCGGTGAGGTCGATCATGATCGAGGTGGTCACGATGCCGTTGTTGCGGGCAACGGAGGTCTCGTAGACGGTGCCCGTACCACCGGTGATGCCCGCGCCTGCGGGGTTTGCGATGCCGAAGCCGAACGAGCCGGTGATGGTTTCAGCGCCGGTGGTGGGGTTGACGGAGATGGTCTGGAAGCCGTTTTGCGAACGGACTGGTCCATTGAACGTGGTATTGGCCATGGCCTTTTCCTCTTGCACAAGGTTTCGCCGCTCAGTCTGTGCAAAGTCAGGAAGGGCGTCCTGTCTGTGCGGCTGATGTTACCCTTTGGGGGAGGATAGCCTAAACGTACTCGAAACGCCAGCCTTTGTAGGGCCCTTTGACAAGGGGGTTTCCGCTTCGGACAGAGCGCTGGATGGTCGGAAGAAAAATGCCAAACTGCTCCTTGATCGCCGTCGTTCTCGGGTACTCTGTGACAGCGCCGTCGGGGGAGATCATTCTCACAACCTGCCCCATTTTAGCCTTGGCCTCTTCGCTGTGACTCTTTCCTAAAAAGTTCTTATGACCCTTGTTCGCCTCCGAAAGCTTACGCCGATGCTCCTCTGTTCTGACGTGGCCTTTGGCGTTCTGGTTTCCCCTAAGCGCCACAGACATCTTAGCCCGGGTTTCTTCGGACGGGATGAAGCAGCCTCCTCGGCCCTCGGCAAGGACTGGTTTCAAAGCCTCTTTAATCTTCTCCCGAGTCTCCTCACTGTGCTTGCGGCCAGACCTTGGGTCAGAAGTTTTCCACTGCTCAAGCGTGGCTTGGCGCAGCCTTTGTTTGACGTCCTGCGAGAGCTTCTTCCCAAACCTTGGGTGTTTTTCTTTTTCGACGCCGCGCCAAGGCGCACCCGAACGAAAGCCGTGGTTGTAGCAGTGCGGTTTTCCAACATGGGCCTCAAGCCAGCGGTCCTCCGCAGCCTGAAGATCGGATTCATGCAGAACCTTCTCGATCACCGAGAACTCAAAGGCCTCTTCTCCGTACTTATTCCACGCGGCCTGAAGGTGGGCGCAGTGGTGCTTTCCCGACCGGAGTTTTTTGCGATGGGTCTTCCATCGAACGTACCTCTGCGTGGTGCTTCCCACGTAGAATTTCTTGTTCAATGTGTTTTTGATCCAGTAGATCACAGGGTCCTTCATGAGATATAACTCCAGTATTCAACTAAGCATAGGTTTAATGTCTAATTAACTAGAGTGCAAGACATTAAAAAACCCCCGCCGAAGCGGGGGTTTCAGGACGTAAGTCCTTGTTTGTACTAGCTTATGCGCCAGTCGTGCCGAACACGCAACGCGGATCAGAAAATCCGAATCTGTAACGTTCACG